TACACCCAAAGCAGAATATCTCAGCTTTACAAAGAGGGGATTTTAATCTTAAGGGAATTCCGCCGATTAAAAGAGAGGTAGTTTCATTATGGAAGTAAAAAACATAAGTACAGACAAGTTAAAACCTTACGAAAATAACCCGCGAATCAATGACGTGGCGGTCGATTCGGTGGCGGCATCCATTAAAGAGTTTGGGTTTAAGGTGCCCATTGTGATTGACAAGGCCGGCGTGATTGTCTGCGGGCATACGCGATGGAAGGCGGCTAAGAAGCTGGGAGTGAAGACCGTGCCTTGCGTAACCGCCGACGACCTGACCCCGGAGCAAATTAAGGCTTTTCGGATAGCCGATAATCAGACGGCAAGCCTTGCAGATTGGGAGATAGCTATGTTGGATTCGGAGATTAAAGCACTTGAGGAAATGGACTTTGATATTGATTTGCTGGGATTCAAAGATGGGGAGTTGGAAGGGCTGTTGGATGCTTTTGATGTGGACGAAATAACCCCGCCGGAACTTGCAAGCGGTGACAAGTCGCCGTTTCGTCAAATGACGTTCACGGTACATGATGAACAGTTTGAGGATATAGAGGCGGCGATAAAGAAGGCCAAAGCCGAAGGTGGTGGTGAATCCGCGGTAAATGAAAATAGCAACGGGAACGCTTTGGCGTTTATTTGCAATAAATTTTTTAATGCTTAATAAAACAAATAACATACAGTTGAACGACAAGTCTATCAAGGTTGGCAATATATCTTTGAAGGATGCAAGGATTATTACTGTATCAAAGCACTATATGAAAACTTGGCCGCAAGGAGCATCGCTTGCCTATGGTTTGTTCTATGAAGGGAAATGTCATGGTGTTATGGTGCTTGGCTACGCTCCTACTACCGAAAAAAAAGTCAAAAAGCACTGTAGAAAAATAGAAAAGAACCAGTATATAGAATTACAAAGGACGTGGATAAGCGATGCGATGGGGCATAATACCGAATCGTGGATGATGTCACGGGTTATGCAAAAACTAAAAGAACGTGGCGTATGGATTGTGTTAACTCATAGTGGCGGCTGTAAAGATGACGTGGGATTTATTTTTCAGGCTTCAGGTTGGCTATATTTTGGGTTTGACAAATGCAATGATTTTTATGAAACAGAAGCAGGCGAATATAAAAATGTTATATCTGCGATGCGTTTTGGCCGCGTGCCTAAAGACATAATGAAAAAAGGAAAGCAATCTATAGGCGAATATTTATTTGGAAAAGGTAGGGTTGTTGAAGCAAGACGCCACTTATATCTATACCCGATTAAGAAAGGAGTTAGAAGGAGATTGCGGAAGTTGGCATTGCCGAACCCAAAAAACCCGGCACAATATAGGTATATGCAAACATGGACTGAAAAACAGATAGGATAGGAAGGAAGGCGGCTCGCGGGGAGCAAGCGGAGTAATCCGTTTTCGGTTCAATCCCGAAGCCTTCCGCCATTTTTATTATGGGCGACGCAAAAAAAATTATAGTTAAACCAATATCCGCGTGGGGCGGGGATGTATAAAGGGAAACCAAAACAACGCGCCGGAAGTGAAACTACGGACACGCCTTCCGACCAGGAAGGAAAGGGCGGTTCGATGCCGACCCCGGCGCTCCATTTTAATCAATCGTCAGAAAGTAAATGACCGACAAACCAAAAAAACCAAAGGCAAAGTTAGGCCGAAAGCCTATGTATGTCACTCATGTCGAGCCGAGCTTTGATTTGATAACCGGCTATTTGCGAGCAGGTTACACAGAGGAAAGCACGGCGAAGGCGATTGGGGTATCATGGACAACGTGGAAGGTTTTCAAGGGTAAGTATGCGGCTTTTTCGACTGTCATTAAAAAAGCCAAAGAGGACACCACTGCGTTAGTGGTCAACAAACTGTTTCAGCGAGCAACCGGCTATGACTATGAAGAAACGCATACAGAGATTAAAGAAACAACCCAAGGCAAAACAAAGCTGATACGCAAAATAACAAAGCACGTTCCCGCGGATGTGGGGGCGGCTATCTTTTGGCTATGCAACCGCGACCGTGAAAAGTGGAGAAACGCCAAGTATGAGGAACACAATGGCGAAGGGGCTGAAAAGCTAACGATTGAGCAGCAGGCCCGGTTGATGCACGAACTTACAGCCCCGATGAAGGAAGGCAATTCGGATGATAGCACCCAACAATGACACAAGGCATAAGAAGCCCCTGACCCCGGCATGGACGCCGCTTAGGTTCCATCCGGTTCAGTTTGCATTATGGTGGTCGCAAAGTCGAATTGCCGTAGTCCCCGCTGGTCGAGGGAGTGGAAAGACGGAACTGTCACGGAGGCGAATCGCGAGCAAGCTCATTGATGAAAAGCCGTGGTCAGACCCTTTCTACTTTTATGGAATGCCGACATATAGACAGGCAAAGCGTGTGGCATGGAAGCCTATTTTGAGTTTAATACCGAAATCGTGGATTGATAGTGTCTCGCATTCTGACTTAATTGTCAGAACAATATTCGGTTCTGAATTGCATGTGGTCGGTTTGGATCAGCCCCAGCGAATCGAAGGTACGCAGTGGGACGGCTGCGTAATTGATGAATCATCGGACATCAAACCCAGCACGTTTGATATGAGTATTTTACCGGCATTAACCCACCGAAACGGCTGGTGCTGGCGAACGGGGGTACCGAAGCGATTCGGGATAGGGGCGGCTGAATACCGAGAGTTCTATGAGGCGGTCGTTGCGGGTGAAGTTGAGGATGCCGCGGCTTTTTCATGGCCGTCGTCGGATATTGTTTCGCAAGAACAAATAAGGCTGGCCCGCTCCATTATGGATGAGCGTGACTTTGACGAGCAGTTTAACGCCTCATTTTTGAACGCTTCAGGTGGCATCTTCCATGCGTTTGATGAGAGTTTTAACGTCAGGCCATGCGGTTATAACCCGTCATTGCCTATTTTAGTTGGCTCTGATTTTAATGTGGACCCGATGGCGTGGGTAATAGGGCATCGGTACGGGAACAGAATCGAGGTGTTTGACGAAATTTGGATACGCAACACAAACACCCAGGCAACGCTTGATACTCTTTATAATCGTTATCAACATCATACGGGCGGGTTTGAGTTTTACGGCGATGCAAGCGGGCAATCACGTAGCACGGCGGCTGCGGTTAGCGATGTGACGCAAATATATAACGACACACGATTTAAGAAGTTGGGCCGCTCGATTATGTACCTGCGTTCTAACCCGTCGATTGCGGACAAGTTCGCGGCGGCAAATGCCCTGATTTGTAGCGGGGATGGAAACAGACGGCTTCACATCGACCCGAAATGCAAGCGGTTGATTGCCGATTTGTCGTCAAGAGCATACAAAGCAGGAACGCGAAAAGTTGACGACGGCAAAGATCAAGGCCACATTTCAGACGCACTATGTTACATCATTTACAGATTATTCCCGATAGTACCTATAGTTGACGGCGGCACAGAAATTAGAATTACAGGAGCCCGATAATGGCCAAAAGCATAGTAAACCACACAGAACAAACGAAACAGCAGTTAATATCATCAACTGTCGGCTATCCTTATTTGCGTCGAGAATTTCCGTCCGGCGTGAGTTATAAAACCTACCGAGACATCCGCAAGGACCCAACTGTAGCCCTTGGCCGGCGGCTTGTAACGTCGGCGGTACTTGCTGGGTCATGGTCGATTGAGTGCGACGACGACATATCTGACGACATAGTTCGATTTGTCAAAGAAAACTTCGTGCCTGTCCGCGAGCAGGTTATGGAATCGGCGGTTAAAGCGTCCATCGATTTCGGATGGGTGGGCTTTGAAAAGGTCTTTGAAGTGAAAGAAGGGCAAATCACATTAAAGAAACTAAAGCCGCTTTTACATGACATTACCGAGATTATGATTTGGCCGGAAACAGGAGCCTTTGCAGGATTTCGACAGCAGGACGGTAAGGGCGGCTATGTTTATTTGCCGGTGCCGAAGTGTCTCCACATCGGCTTTGAGGTAGAAGGTACCCAATGGCATGGGTACCCGCTGTTAGAAAACGTCCGTGCGATTCATGATAAATGGGAAGCGGCAGACGCCGGGGCAGCCCAATATGATAAGCGAGTGGCCGGCAGTCACTTCGTTGTTTATTACCCCATCGGCCAAAATACTTACAATGGCCGGAACAATGTGGACAATGGCGAGATAGCCTCAGAGATGCTCAGTGCGTTGGAAGCAAGCGGGTCGATTTCGATTCCGGTCAAGGTGTCCGGGCTGGTTGACGACCTGAATTTACAGCAGTTAGGATGGAAGATTGACATTTTAGAGGACAGCGGCGGGCGGCAACCGACGTTTGTTGACCGTCTGAAATATCTTGACGCCTTAAAATGCCGTGGTCTGTATATTCCTGAACGTGCGATCATTGAGGGCGAGTTTGGGACAAAAGCTGAGGCTGGCGAACATGCTAACGCGGCCATAACAAACATCCAAATTTTAGAGAAACACATTACCCGGCATGTGAACTGGCACTGCGTGAATCAGTTACTGGCCGTAAACTTCGGCGAATCCTATCGAGGTAAGGTGCGATTGAGCGGCGCTCCAATGTCCGAGTGGCAGCGGCTACTATTCCAGAGTATTTACACGGCATATCTGACAAACCCTCAAGGGTTCATTGAAGAGAGCGGGAATATTGACACGGATTCCATCAAGGATAAGTTGGGGATTCCTAAGGCGAAAGAGGTTGCCCAGGCGGGCGAAGAGGGTTCAGGTGGCCAAGCTAAGCCAGGACTGACATCTGAAGAACGCGGCGTTATCAATCAGTTTACATCGGCAATGAAGTGGTCGTAATTTATGACAAATGTAACAAACAAAGAGCGGCGTCTTGCTGAGTTAATGTCCAGCGAAACAAGACGTTATGAAAACGGAGCTATCAAGGCAGCGGCCAAGATAGGATTACGCGTTCAGCGTGCGGTTTTGTCGGCATGGAGAAAAGACCGACACGCAGACTTTAACTCTATTGTTCAGAATGCGTTTATCCGAGACGAAAAAGTAATTGACGAGTTGGCCGGCTCGATGCTGATTGCCTACCTATTGGGGCGTCAGCGTGTCAAGCGTGTTTCCGCGGTCAGTATGTCGGCTGCTTCCAATGCCGTTGATGTGATAGGAAAACGAATGCTCCTTACTCTTCGGCAGCGAAAAGAGCTTGAGCAGTTATTCAAAGGTCAGGCAATTACACTTTTGAAAGACTCATCGAAAACGATTCAAAATAGAATTGATGCTGCGATTCGTCAGGCGATAGGGGAAGGGATGCACACGCGGCAAGGTGTTAGTTTGATAGCCGATGCGTTTGACCTGGCAGGTATAACGCCGGTTAGCTCTTATACACTCGAAAACATCTTTAGGACGCAAACCCAAATGACATACTCCGCGGCGAAATGGCAGGCGGACCAAGACCCGGTAGTCAAAGAAATCCTATGGGGGTATAAATATGTTACCGTGGGCGATGATAGGGTTCGGCCGTCTCATGAGCTTCTTGATGGAACAACACTGCCGGCAAATGATCCGTTCTGGCAGACGAACTTCCCGCCGAA